AGTGCTATCAAGACCAGGACCAATCAGCTCGGCATCGGTCGCAAGTTCGTGGTTGTAGGACCACAACGGACCCTCGGTGCTATGGAATACCAGAATATCGTTCAGCTTACCAGCTATCAGCGTGTTGGTGCTGGTTCGACATCTACGGCCGGGGTGGTCAAGGATGTGCTCGAGATGAACGATGATGAGATCATCTGGGCCTATGACGATACTCTTATCGGCAAAGGCGCGGGCGGAAATGATGCAGTTCTCATCGTTATGCCAGAGGTTGAGCAGCCCAAGGGTTCTCGGATCAATACCAACGAGTTTGCAAAGCTGACTCCTTCGATGGAAGCCTGCACGCTTATGCTGTGTGACATGGCTGCTCCGAGGGAGATTCCCACGCCTCTGGCCGGAGGTGCGATCGATGTGCTTGCGGAAATGCGGACAACTTCAGGGTGGGGTGTCCGTCCGGAAGCACTGACGATCGTGAGTATGCAATATCAATAAAGCACGGTGTACTGTTCTGCGTCAGCACGAATCAACGTGCTTCAAACTGTAGGGATGACTGTTAGCATCCGACGCAGAACCTTTTTGGTGGGAGGTTGCAATGCCGGAACTCTATATCGGTAATGTCTCTAAGCAGATTTTCCAGTTCGCTTATCGCGCACTGGAACGTCCGGGCGTGGTAGTTCAGACTATCCCTATCGGCGGGCAAATTCGTGTTTCGCCCAATGGTTCACGGATTGATCTAACTACTCCAGAAATCGATCATATTATCGAACAACATCGTATCTATGGGATGCTGCCAGTCGATGAGATTGACAACTCCAAGGATCCGTTTAGTGGTCTTTGTTATTCGATCGGTAAGCCCATTACTGCTGAGAAACTTTGGAGGGCAATGAAAAAGAAGGAAGAAGCCTTGAATAAGTTTGGTCAGCAAATGCGGCAGGAGGCTGCTCTTGCTGTGAACTTACAGATCGAAGAACATGTTGGTCCCCTCCGGCAACTTGAAATGAGTTTTGCAGAAGAAGAACCGAGGGGTGGTTATGCGGATGATACGAGTCACCTTGCTGAAGGAATCCGTGTTACCAGGGAAGGTGGGCTTCCTACCGCTGAAAGTGGACGACGTGCTCGCAGATGAACCAACTGGTTCCGCGTCCTCAGGCAATTGAAGATATTCCTGGTGGGGGTCCCACTTATGATGGATTTGTGGCCTGGGTCACAGCCGTCATGGGGATCCCTACTGGCAATATGCCGGACGATGCTACTCTTCAAGTTGCTTATAACGAAGCCTTAAACCTCGCATATCTGCAACTTGCGTGTATCCCAAGTGTTTCTACGACTATGTCTATTTATGCGATGGCAGTCTATAATCTTGGTGGAGCTATCCTGGTTGAAATTGCACAAGATGCTCAGAACCAAAGCTTCTGGGCTGATCTGCGAAATAAGTTTCAGATTAATTCGATGTTGCCGGGATTCATTACGCAAGCCCATGACCAGGGCACTGGCGAGGGAATGTATATCATAAAGCAATTGGAAGGAATGACATTGTTTGGGCTTCAATTAATGAAAACCCCATGGGGTCGTATGTATTTGATGATTGCTGGTCAGTGGGGGACTCTCTGGGGACTTACGATATGAATCTCCAGTTCGGGTTCGAGAGCTATGCTTATTCTCAGATTGGATCCTTCGCGTCTCCATTGCCGCAGTCCGTAAAGCGGCGTTTAGCGAAGCGCCCTTCGCCTGCTCAAATAGGATATGGACAGGGTAAATCTTCTTCACAGGTTGCTACAGAATTAGAAACACGATACCGTATTGTGGAAACATTCTATAATTTGGAAGAAGATAATCTCATTATTCCATTATTGGCAGATGATTACCGGGATTTACTGGATGCTCAAATGTCTGGTCTTCAGACTGTGGCAACAGTAACGACCCGTACCACAGATAAAATTGAACAGAGATTTAGGCGGAACCTTACTGGTCGAAGATACGATGGAGTAATACGAGGGGTTCCAACAAGGACTTCACAGAGGGGTATTTCACACCTCCGGCTAAAGCCTAGTGCTGCACGAGGATCTCGCCCTAGTTTCGTTAACACTGGACTCTATATGCGAAGCTTTAAGGCATGGGAGGAATAAGTGTCAGGTTCAGGGCTGGTGCAGTTTCTCATCAACATCATCGCTCTTCTGGCAGCAGGAGCAATTTTCTTTGTTTCGATTGATAAAGTTGCACCTGATCCATTTTTCGCCAAAGTTTCCAAGATTGCGATCGGTGCTCTGCTTCTGATTGCATTGGTCGTTACGATTGCCGCAGTATTCGGGCTTGCAGGAGGAGTAACAGTTTCACCAGCAGGGATCGTCTGGTTCGCAGTTGCAGTGATCGTTGCCGTGGTTATTCTCTTTATTGTTAATCTAATAGTTGACTGGATTGCTGGTCAAATGGGCGGTGGTCCATGGTCAGTGCCGGTGAAGTATGTGCTTGGTGCGATTGTGCTCATTGGTCTGCTGGTTGCTGCTGCGAACCTGCTCTTCGGCTATCGTGTTGCTGGTCTTCATGCCGGGGGTTTCTATGGCCAACTGGTCTGATTTAGAGAAATCTCAGAAGAACGCGATTATTGTCTTTCTGGTGATTATTGTGATTGTGCTCATTCTTGCTTTGTACGGTTACTTCACTGGAGCGTGGGAAAAACCTGAAGGAACATCAGATGCCTCCTCAAACACCGTGTTCGCCTATCAACAAGCCGGGTGGTCCGCAGGGTAAAGGAACACCTTTGCCTAAGAAGCCGAAGCCGCAATCACCTGGAGCGTGCTCGAATCCGTCTGGTGGGAAGTAACCGTGGGAACTGGAACATTCTATGTTCCGCCTATACTTCCCTATGATAATCAGTTACCGCAGGATGCGGCCAAGAAGTTTCTTCCAGGACCAACTCCTTCTGAACCTACTCCGGGTCCTCCGTTACCTCCCGGAATGCAGGTTCCTCCTATTAATGTATTGCCGGATATACCACCGCAGACGATTGCTGATACAGGACAAGTAATTTCCTGGTTTGGACCTACTCCTCCATCTGATCCATTGTTTGGGTGGATGTGGTTGAATTCAGAATACGATCTATTCGTTTATTCGGAACCGGGCGTTTGGGTGCAGATAGGAACTAACTGGTAATGTCCTTTTCTCCTGATCCTCCTTGGTCAGATGGGCAGTCAGTTACCAGAGTTGAAGATGGTGTTCTCTTTTTCTATGAAGAAGTAAGCAATTCTTTGAAGGTCCAGCCGAATATTGCTGGTATCATCAAAGATGCTAATGGTTTCACTATTCAAAATTTACCGCTACCTCGTTCTGGTACTGGTTATGGTGGTGATGTGGCAAATCGGGACTACGTAGATTCTCATTCTGGAACTGGAGGAGGTATTCCAGAAGCTCCTACAGATGGTGGAACATATGCAAGAGAGAGTTCTGCCTGGGTGAAAGTTTATGATGGCGGGGCATACTGATGCCTTCGATTAATGAAGCATTGAACAGTAAACCTCCTCTTGGCGCGGCTCTCGCTGCCGGGGTACAGACTCTTTCTGCGAATCAACAGATCCATTTTTCCCTTTATCAGCGGTACGTTTTTCCGCTCGATGGCATGGTTTATTGGATAAAAGTTCCAAGCCAAATCGGTTCAATAACAACTCCCGGCGTCCAGACGTATCAAGGTATTACACAGACTGCAAAGGACTCAGAAGCAGTCCAAGTAATACCAGGAAGTGTTACTACTGATAAGATTTTAGGTGGTATGCTCGTCAACCCTTTAGATCCGCAGGATCAAGAATTAGAAGCAGCAGAATCGCTCTTCGTAGATTTTACTGGTCCTGCTGATGACCACGTTACAGCAACTACGAGTGAACTCCAGCCGGGAGAAAGCATAGAAATCCCGGCTAATAATCCGAATGGAGCTTGGGTCTGTGCAGTTCATGGTGGACATAAGTTTTCGTGTATCTATTACAAATCAGTGTCACAAGTAGAGTTATCAACAGATATTATGGTTCAAGGATCTTTTCACTACGCTTCTGCAACAGAGCAGCGTGAGGATGCAATTGTTGATTCTAATGATGTGTACTTCACAGCTTTAACTGAGATTCAAGCATTTAATCAAATAGGCCCAGAACATCTATATATTGGAGATTATGACAATATCCGGTTTGCATTCAGCAGTCGTGCTAAACTGTATGAGCAGGCTGATTTGTATCATTATCAGGGAAAAGCTATATTTTCTACAAGTGAGACACAAGTTATCGATGATCCTAGCAAATTTAATCCGACACAATATCCTTCGAATTCAACACCTATTTGGATTAGTCTTTCGAGTTATGTACCTCCTTATCCTACTTTTGAGTGCCCATGTCCCCTTTATCCTTCTTATCTTGTTGACGATAATTTGATCCCACCATTTGGATCTGTGCATGTTGAAGAAACAAAAGCATTGGGGATGGTTCCATATATGGGATCAAATTCTCGTACTGCACATCTTTGTAGAGACAAGGTTAAGATCCATTTGTATGGTTTAGATAACGAACAAGCAAGTGATTTTTTACTCTTTGTGGAGAACTATTCAAGAGATTGGATGACATTAGGATTAGCAAATAGTCCAATGATTGAAGATGTAAAACATCCGCAACCAGAGTTAAAGACTATTGCAAAACGAAAACTAATCGAATTTGAAGTCAATTACCTACAATCCGTTGTTCGGGATATTGCGCGTCAGTTCATACTACACGCGCGGGTTCAGTTTTACGATCCACACTGGTACACAGACCCTACATAGGAGGCTATCGTGCCCCAGACAACCTATCTCTCTCTTTATGCTGCTTCATACCCGATTCTTGCTAAGGCGCAGAAGCCGGGAGGAGTTACTGTTCTCGCCACAGTTGGAGCTGGCGATGTGCCGAACAAGCATGTCTATGCCGCTGGAACCATCCAGATGACTTCTTTGGATGAGGAACCTCAGGTCGAGGAGCAGACCGAGGAGGAACCACCGGCAGAAGAGCCTGCTGAGTAAGTCCTCATCCCCTTAACAGAGGAACGTGAACCATGGTCGGCGTCCAAACTCAGTTTAGCACGGATCCAAATGCGATTGTGACGGTCCACGTTTCGATCGTAGAGGCTCCGACTCCTATCAACTATCAGCGTACCGGAGCATTTGTTTCCTTCGGTGCGACTACCAGAGCAAAAGGTGAAACTCACCTTTTGACACAGTATTCGGATCTGTTTGTTCCGCCACCGGAGGATCCTACTTCACCTCCCATTTTGCGTGTCCCTGGTGCGGTCCAGAATGCGGTCTGGGCTGCTGGGACAATGACTGTAACCACTGTGGATCCACTTCCTTATGGCGAAGTTGGTGACTTCATCCCTATGGTTATGAGTGATTTTGAACCTATTGGTCCGGGGTTCAATGGATTTTACAATGCCACCGTCACATCTCCAACTACGTTTACTTACCCTGTGACGACTGATCCTGGTACGATGAGTGTAGCTGGAACTTACCAGTTTCATACATGCATCGAACTGTCACAGATGGCAGCGTCTTTCTTCGGTCAAGGCAACGAAATCGGCATTTGGATTCTGGAGCTCGGTTTCGATAATAATCCGGACAATGAGGTTAAGGCACTTGCTGACTGGTTAATAGACAATCCGTTGACAATCTACGGGTTCCTGTTGCCACGCAAGTTCGGTTGTGATCCCTTTATTCTTGGGTCAGCTACTCAACCACTTCCATTCACCAATTTGTTGAAACGCTATGAAGCACCATCGAATACGATGGAGTACTTCTGGCTGACAGTGGCGGATGGTAACAGTGAACTCTACACTGAAATGACCTTCGAAAACTTGTTCTTTCCGGGACAGTTGGGGTCTGGCGGTGGCAAGGGTACTGGATCATCCTTCAAGGATGTAATCCAGATGGTCGAAGCTCCGGTGCTAACTGACCCCACTCTTATCCACGTAGAAGCAAGTGGCATTGATCCAGAACGGTGGGAAATTCCCAACTTCCTGGATCCAGAGGGTGAATTTACCCTGGCGGCGATGTTCTATAACGCTCTCGCATATAGGCCGTCGAATACGAATCGTATTTCACCCATGGCCTTCAAGTTCCTCTACGGAGTTACCATGTACCCGCAGAAGAACAATGGTCCCCTGCTTCGGGAGTTCAAGTCGGCCAATACGAACTATGTGTCCACTGGTGCAGAGGGTGGTATCTCATTCACCATGGTTTACGAGGGTGTGACTCTCGATGGCCACGATTATTTCAACTGGTGGTATACGATCGATTGGGTCCAGATCGAAATCGATCTAAACCTCAGCAACGCAATCATCAACGGGTCGAACAATCCGTTGGCTCCACTCTACTACAACCAGGACGGAATCAACTACCTGGAGGTTGTGCTCTTTCGTACTATGCAGAGTGCCTCGACCTTCGGAATGGTCCTGGGTAAGATCGAGATGACCGGGTATGATGGTCCTGATCTTACCGCGGCAATCAATGGAGGGCAGTTCGCAGGCAAGTGCAACGTGAATGCAGTGCCATTCCTCAATTACTCGCTCGCAAACCCGGGAGACTATAAGATCGGGGAATACGACGGGCTGAGTACCCTGTTCATCCCCGCACGCGGTTTCATCCACATTCTTGTCAATGTGGTTGCAACCGATCTTATCTCGCTCTAAGGAGGTTAGCCCATGGCCTTTCAATTCACCCCTCCCGGCGTGCTGAACAGGCTCCGGGCTTCGGTGGTCTACAATGACTTTCCACAACTCAACGTAACGTCAAATTTCCTTACTACAGAGGGAATTCGACTAGCGTTGGAAGGAAACGCAACCGACCTCCTCCCGGCTATGGTCAGCTTGGTGAGTAGTCCGGCTCCATATCTGGCGGCATCTATTACGATGTCTCTTGTGCGAAGCTCTTCGTTGGCTTCGCTCTATAAACTACAGTTCGAAGATACGACTCTCATGGGGATGGTAACTATCTTTCCGGACACTGATGTTATCAACCCCTTCATCATCAACAATGTCGCTCTTGAGAGCATCCGGGAAATGGCGTTGGCGGGGATGGAGGCCGCCATCGTAGTGACAGCTCGCGGCTACTACAACGTCAACACAGGATTCTTCGGATCCTAAACTATGGTGGGAGTAATACATGGCAGGAGTTACGCTGAATAGGAAGCTAAACCTTGTCTTAACGGTTGATACTGATTCCGGGCCTATTCACGTTCATTCTGTACCAATTGGGAGGGAGGTTTTTGAAGCAAACTTCCTTCCCATTTCTCGTGCATTTACCGCTGTCTATACGAATGGACTTGGACCGGTGACTGGGCCGCGCGTGGCGGCCCTTTTGTTGAAAGAAGAGGCTTCGAAGTTGGGAGTATGGGAACGGACCCAACAATCCCTGATGGCAGAGATCTACCGGCTGACAAATGTGGTTGCGCCTGGACCATCCGGCTGGGAATCTATGCCATTTGATGTTGCACGGAAACGTGGCATCATTGACGAAGATACTGCGTCGGAGGTGGAAAACTGCATCGTATATTTTACATGCGCCTCGTCGATTCATCTGAAGGCGGAGATGGAGGTGGCGAGGGAAGGCTTGAGCACACTTTGGAACGCGCAAACTACCTTATCCAATGTTACGGAATACATGCGTTCCTTGCCGATCTCGACAGTGGAAGAGAGTACTGGCGAGAATGCAATGGCAGTGAATCAATAGTCCATTCAGCTTTATCTTGGCTGACGGATGAAGGGTTCGAGAAATTTTTTGATCAATTTGAATTATCCTGGCCACACAGCACTCGTCTTCAGTGGCAACAGCGATATATGATCGCTATGTGGAAAGCCTGAATGGCTGAACTAGTAGTAACGATACCACAATCTTTCTTAGACGACATGAAGAAACTCATGTCGAGCATTCAGAACGTCCAAAAATTGGTCACACAAATTAATCAACAGACTACACAAGTCCAATCCCTAACAACACGAATCCAGTATACGGCGGGACAATTAGTGACCAGGTTTCGCCGTATGCACCAGATTATTGATAAGACCGTACAAGTCTTAAGACGTTCTATAGATGCAATAGTTGGGGTGATGGGGACTTTCGGTAAGATATTTATGAAAGGGTTATCCTTACTAGGACTTGCTGCGGGATTTGCTTCTGGCCCTATAGGGTGGGCAATTACCGGAGCCCAATGGGTGATAGGAGGGACTGTTTCAGCCCTGATATGGGGAGTCCGTGGTCTTAAATGGCTTTGGGATAAGATGGTTGGTTTGGGAGATTCTGTGCTACAGGATTTCCTACAATCTTCTGGCATCGGTGCTTCGATTGGTGGGTTAAGAGCATTTAAGTCTATCTTTGGTTTTTTGCCGGATGACCCAGGTTTGTTTAAGACTGCGCAAGCTGGAAGATTCAACGTAGAATCCCGGCAATTTCTGGCGTTGCAGATATTGGGTGTTCAGGTCCAAAAGAATACTACAGATACGATAGTGGCCGCGACTCTGGCTGCGGCTCGGTTTATGAAGAAACTACCAAGAGGAGCTGAGCTATATGCTGCTGAAGCATATGGTCTTACTGCATTGTTCAGTCCAGAATATTTGGTCGCTCTCTTAGCATTGGATGATAGAGAATTAGAATTGAAGGCTAAGTTGTATGATGCCAACAAGATGAAAATGGAGTTAACAGAAAAAGCTGTAGAAGCTTGGAAGGATTTTAATATAACATTGAAAGCTTCTGGCTCTAAGATAATGTCTGTTATTGGAGAAAAATTAGTAGACCCAAATTCTAATTTGGTAAAGTCTCTAACGGATCTAAGTGCTGCTATCGTAAAGTTTCTTAAGACATTTGCTGAGGTTTTTCTTACAGAAGAAAATGTTCAACATATCGTAAAAGGGTTGAAGGATTTAGATGCTTGGCTAAAGAGTGAAAAGTTTAAGAAGGATGTTAGGGAAACGTTCGAGTATATTAAAGGTATCATTAAAGCTACTGAAGAAGCAACTAAACAGCTCTATAGATTATTGAATGCTCTGGCACCTATCACTCCCGCTGCTGCAGAACCTATTGATTTGCCGGAAGTTAGTGTCATACGTCCATCATACCCAAAGATCCCACAGCTAGGTGCTCCAAGAATAAAGCGGCAGCCTGAACCACCAACTCCTCCTCGTCCTAGCTCTCCGACGACTACTGCGCCTCCTCCGCAAGCGCCTAGGACCACAACTCCTCCTTCAACAACCATAAACCCAAGACCAACTCCCGCTGCACCTACGCCGCAGACTTCACCTCCTTCACGACCTCCTAAACCTGCCACTACTACGAAACCACCAAGGTCTCCTAGTGCGCAACCTCCTCCACCGCAGCAGCCTCTACCATCACAACAACCTACTAGGGTGACACCACCACAGGCTCCTGTGATATCGCAACCGCAACCTCAACCAGCACCTAGTAGAGTACCAATACCTCAGTATACGAAACCAGCAAGATGGACCCGGCAGGTCCCAGCTCCTGCTCCTGCTCCTATACAGTATACGAGGGATACTCCTACTGTACCGTTCAGAGGAGAAACTCCAGCATTAACCAACAATCCTTCCTCTGCACCATCAAATCAACCATTGCCACTAATTCGTGTGGATCCTTATCATCCACCAGCTACTCCTGCTACTCCCTATAATCCTTCTTCTGCACCATCTGATGCTCCCCTTGCGACTAGAATTCCAGAAGGCTACACGAGAGATACTCCAGTAGTTCCTTACAATCCATCTTCCGCGCCGTCTAGTAGACCACTCCCGGCTAGATATCCTGAACAGAGAACTAACTACGATTATTATACAGGAGCACCATATTCAACTCCTATTGAACCAGCGCCACCTACTCCAGCAGGTCCCAGAGTTCCTGTAACAGGGGCTCCGTTGCCCCCTATAGACCCATATGCAGATACCAGAATTCCAGGACAACGGTATCCTGTTGAAAGAGGTCCTGGAGCTCCTGCTGGGAGAGTAACTAGAGATGGTCCTTTACCACCAGTAGATCCTTATGCGGATACTAGGTCACCAAGACCACGATCTCCTGTTGAACAAGGTCCTGCATATCCTACCGGAAGAGTGACTACTGGCAGACCGCTGCCTCCTCCAAGGGCACCTGCTGCTCCTAAACCACCTCCTTCTCCTATAGCTCCACAACAACCACCTACTCCGTCAGTAACTGGAGGTCCGTTTACTCCTAGACGGGATCGTGGTCCAGCTCCCTTTAGTCCTGCACAACCGGTGGATTTAAGAAGAGCTTTTCCACCTAAGCCAGGAACTCCAGTAACTCCTAATTTTGTTCCTAATACAAACCAAACGAACCGTCCAGGATTAGTGAGAGGAACAATTGAGGTAGATGGTAAGCAATGGGAATATGGAACTGGTACTCCTAATCCTGCTGCTCGACCTCCCGGTAACAGAGGTAGTGCTCCTTATGGGACATGGAAACTGACCCCTGAAACTCCACCCAATGGTCCCTGGTACAGACAACAAGGATCATTTAATATTGAACATGGGACGATGCAGGATCCCAAGTTTCCTAATCAACCTCGTGAAGGAATCTATATACATCCTACTCATGCAGCTTCAAAAACATTAGATCAGCTTTATTCTGCAGGATGCTTTGTTGTCTCGCGTGATAAATGGCCTGCGTTCAGACAAGCAGTTTTGGATAAGATACGGAGGGAAGGAACACAGTATATCACCTTTAATCCTAATGGACATGCTGTCATTAGCAATCCTGGCTTTCAAAATAGACCAGAAAATTCTGATGATCTAGATTCTCCGTTTTATGCACATCGACCTGAAAAACCATTTGGTGAAGACTATACACTTACTCAAGATGATATTGAAAAGATGAAGGCTGACGCTAAGGGGGAGCCTCCGGATAAGGGGAATTCTAATGTCCCTAATCCTGAAGAGAAACCAGAACAGAAGGAAAATCCAGAGCAACCAGAGAAGCGTAGTGATTTAGGGACAGGAGATGCTAGTCAGTTTCTACGGCAACAAGCCGCGGAACTTCAGCAAAAACGCGAGACTGGTGAAAGAACAACGCGCGGAACTCAGGTTGCCCAAGCAGACAATGGCACTCGCTCTGATGCAGGAACTCTACCACCGGTAATAGTTGAATCTGGTCGTCCTGGTGTATCAGGAGAACCTGGTTCAGGGCGCGGAGCTCCGTATCGTACTGGTGATCGGCCGGAGGGTCAAGATAGAGCTCCTTATACTCAGAGACCTTATGAAGTTAAACGTGATGTTTCGGCAACTCACTTAGATCCTCTTAAAGGAGATCCTGGAACGCAGAATATACCAGTTGATAGAACTAATATGATTGATCGATCAAGGATTGCAGATGAAGCTGCAAAGAATCCTGAATTAATAAGAAGAGCAGCTTGGATGGTTCGTGGTGAAATTGGTAGTCTTCGTAATGTAAGTGATGAAGAAAAGAGGGTTCAATTGCAAACAGCAATGGATCGTGCGATAACTAGAGATCAGGAAGCTCAGCGTAGAGCAGCAGCTTCTGGTGAGCCATACACTCCGTATACGTTTGAAAAAGCATTGAGACCTGTGGACCAGCCTGGAGGATATTACGCTATCAATCCTCCTACCTATTCTGGTAAGCCACCAACAGATGAAGAGGTTGCACAATTTAAGAAGGATATCTGGGATCCTGTTATAGCTGGAGATAACCCATCTTTACGAAATCTGCAAATTCAGGCAACTGGAAATGCAAGTGGTAGTCTTGCTCAAAGACAGGCAGCAAGACAACCGACTGCTAGATTTCCTGGTGGTACTACTGAAACTTACGCACAGGAAGATCCTACATCACATATTGAAAGGATGCCCAGATATACTTCACAATATCCAGGTGGTCAGATTCCTAGGGCAGACTACTATCCGTATACTCCTAGACCAATGCCAGATACTAGGAATTATACTCCTGTTGATAGGTCAAATATTCTTTCCCAATTAAAGAATTACTCGGATCATGATATTATCGTAAAGCATGAACATAAAGGAGAACATGAGTCTGACCCACCGCCTAGTTCTCGTAGCCGTGATACTAGTGAGGGTGATTCTGGTGGTTCTGACTATAGTAATCCTACCGCAGAATCTCATGATGCTGCATTGGATTCGTAATGCGATATTACAAGATTATCATAGAAGGAGCACCAGGGGTATTCCCGTCTACGCCGGATGGTTCAACGTGGTCTTCTCATCCTTGGGGTGGTACACGAAATGATCCTGGCGCACAGCAAATTGAAATGCAAATTGAGGAATTTAGACCTAACCTACCGAGTGCAGAATCTCAGATAACTGTTCATGGTGTGCCGTTTGCCCAGATCAGAGCGTATGCAGATTTAGTTGGAAAAGGTATTCGCGTTTATGGAGGCATGGCCCCAGGATTACCTCTAGCAACTATTCAGTCCAGAAAAGCTGGACTATTAATGGAAGGTCGTATTATTAGATGTTGGGGAAATTGGATTGGGACTGAAATGTCAGTTGGTATGTCTTTCGTACCAGCAGGTATTGCTGAAGCAGGAGAGGGTGGTGGAGGTGGCGGAGAGGGTGGTGGAGGTGGAGGTGGAGGTGGCGGCGGTAATGGAGGTGGTGGCGGAGGTGCTGGTGGACAATCTGCTCAAGTTTCTATGCGTGTACAACGAACAGGTTTTCGTTCTATAGATAGTAAACCATTCTCGCGTGGACAAGTTAGAGCAATAGATGATTTTGGTCCTATTCAAGTATTGAGACGAGGACCAGTGGTAGGCGCAACGGAAATGGTTGCGACACCATATGATATAGGAATCTTTGGTGGTTTGGATGCAACCTCTATTGCCGGTGGAATAGCAAATTCGCTCTTTGGTGGTGGATTTAGTGGATTACAAGCACCACTGAATATGATTCATAATATGATGCCGAATATGCCAATGTCCGGGGCAATTTCGGAAACACTGAGTAAAGCGTTTCCTCATGGTAGCCCTAATGTGAATATTTCTTCAGCACTTAAACTTCCATACCAGGACGCTGGTATGTATCAGAATATTCAGCAGTATTCCAGTTACATCAACAAAATAAGCCAAGGAATTCTTGGTATTAAGAATTATCTTGGTGTTCAGTTTAGTTCGCATGATAATACAATTAATGTTTGGGATGGAACAAGTCCTATTGGTGGTGGAGGCGCTGTTGAAATTTCTGCTTTAGAACTTATTGGGCAGCCGACTTGGATATTACCTAAGACAATAAGTATTAAGACTGTAATGCGAGCTGATATTTGGTGTGGAATGTATATCATACTTCCGCCAACACTCGTTGGCGTAACATCAGATGCAGTTATCCCAGGTGGAGCTGCATCAGAACAAAGGTCTGTTACTTCGTTTTCTGGTACTTTCTTAGTAACTAGGGTTCTTCATTTGGGAGATTATCGGAATCCTGATGGTGCAGGTTGGAGCACTAATTATGAGGCTGTAGTGCAGGATGCTACCACTGGTCAGATCAACACTGCTGCGGCAGTAGATACTTCTAATCAAAACCAAAATCCGGACAATAAACCTCCGGGTGATGGAACAGTCCCAGAAACAGCTCAGTAATCATGGCAAAGACAGTCAATCTTACCGTTAGAGTAGATGATACTCAATTCAAGCAGTTTATGGCTCAGTACAATGCGTTTTCAGCGCAGATTAAAAACCTGACTTCGCAGTTTACTCAAATCCAGAGCACTATTCAAAAGACCACTCAGCAATCTACAATACTCACTACTGCAATGCGTGGGATTCTGAATATCACCAGACCATTCGTTAATCTGCTGAAGACCGCAACCGGAGAATTCTTTAAGTGGTCAACTCTTATTGGTGGCATCAGTGCTTTGTTAGGAATGGGTGGTGGTCTATTTGGAATTGAGCGCTTGGCTGCTGCTATCATGCAGAAGCGAAAGCAGGTTCTAGGGCTAGGAGGGACCTTTGGAGGGGTCCAAGCGGCCAATATCTTCGGTCAATCTATTATGGACAATCCCCAACAAGTCCTCACCGGCATACGTGCTGGAACCGGAGGTGCTCCGGAACAGTTGAGGGCATTGGCTGCATTAGGAATACCATTCGGCACACAGAAAAAGCCAGAAGAATTGCTGCCTGATGTTCTTATGAAAGTGCAAGACTTGATGAAAAAGTCTGCACCCGGCACTGAGCTCATGGTAGGTAGAGCTTATGGTTTGAGCGCTTTGGGATTTAGTGATTCTGATCTTATTCGTTTGAAGACCATGTCTAGGGATGAAATTAAGAAATTTGAAGAAAGGATGCTTAAGGAAAAGGATGAATTGTCCCTAAGCGAAAAGGCTCAAAAAGCTTGGACAGATTTGGAAGTTCAGTTTAAGAACGCTAAGTCTCAGTTAATGAGTACATTTGGCGAAAAGTTGGCTGATCTTGCAAAGCCGATAGGGGAATTAAGCGACAGTTTTGTCAAGTTAGTAAAGACTTTGATGAATACTACCTTGGTAGATGATGCGATCAAACTTCTGGTTAAATGGCTAAATCAGCTTAGTGATTATCTAAAGGGGGATACAGTTAAAGAAGATCTACAGAAATTTGTTAAAGAGGTTGAAAGTTGGGGGCCAACCCTGAAGAAGTTCAAAGAAAATATGGAAGCGTTTGCAACGACTCTAGGCAATATCATCGACGTACTAACCAAGATTTGGAGAGCTCTGTTTGGTGGTCCCAATATTACAGGTGAAGATCTACGGCGTCGATTAGAGGAATATCATCGAAATGCCACTACTACTACCACTCCAGATTCTACGACTACTCCTGCTCCTACAACTGGACCTGCTGGAATTCCTAATCCCAATACTCGTGTCACGCCTCCAGTAGCTCCGACTGTTCCTGCTCCTACAACCGGACCATCCTTTACTCCTCCTGCACCTCCTGCTGCTCCCCCTTCTCAAAGCATTCGGGATAGGTTGCGCGGTGGATCCCTAAATCTTGGTGGCAATCAGAACCAGTTTGCTTCTTGGTTAGGTGGTCCTGGTGGGAATATGGTTGTGAACGGAGGTAATGCATCATTCGATAATAGCAGGGGTGGAAATAGATTTGCGTCGTGGAATAATGCAACTCAGCGATCTTCCCCAGACAATGTCACCGGCTATGCGATCAATAATCAGAGATCAACGTTTGCTGGGATAATGGGAGGAGGTGGAGGTCGCGGAGGTGGTCCTACAGGGCCATTGGATACAGATAACTGGCAGATGACAAGAACAGCCAGTCTTGTAATTCGCAATACTCCTGGTTCAAATATCTACGCTAATGCCAATACCATGAGTGGATAATGGCATTTCTAGCACAACTATCATATCAAGTTTGCCCTATTATCTTAACTGGTGGCATCGCTGGCCAGATTCCAGGTGGTATGCTACCAATGATGAATCTGTTTTCATTCAGCAATAGTCTTGGATTACCATTTGATATTGGTGATTTGGATGACGCGTTCGGTTCATTTAACGTATTGCCGGGAGGAACATTAGTATCGCAAACGATTGCCAAGTATCCGTTTGCGAATCAGTCTGTTGCAGCCAATGCAGTGATTAGAGAACCGCTGACTCTTTCTCTAATCATGGATGCTCCGATGCGAGGTCCAATGGCATGGCAGATCAAGCAAATGATAATGACTGCGTTGAAGTTTACACTTGATGAACATAATAATGTTGGAGGAATGTATACTGTCGCAACTCCCGCTTTCATGTACGATAATCTTGTTATGACTAGTCTGACAGATAATTCAAGAGGCAATAACTCGCTTCCACAAAATGCTTGGAGATTTGATTTTGAAAAGCCTCTTATTTCGCTGCAAGATGCGCAAGGTGCCCAGAATAATTTGATGTCGAAAATATCTAATGGGTTGCCAACGGATGGACAGATTTCAGGGCCTCAACCTGGGTTGCAGAATGCTGATACAACCCAGAGCAGAACATATAAGGTGACAGGAGGATTATCAGGCGGTAATGTTCCATTTATAGGTTCTGCAATAACGTCAGTTGTGAGAAACTATCCTGCCCTCATGAACCCGGCAGGTCTTCCGTATAACGGTGTTTCATGACTACTGTAATTCCATTTACACCATCGAATATCATAACTCCAGAATTTAGATGTACTTTAGATGGACAGCGATGCAAGGTGACTGTTACTTGGAATATTGCTGCTCTAAGGTATTATATCAATGTCTACTTGGAGGATGGTACTTGGATAATTACAGTGCCACTAACATCATCCCCACCTGCTCGTAATATTCAGACTATTTCTTTTGACCCATTTCTCAATATGGTAAAAGTCCAGTTAGTAGATCCTATGCTCTGGCCAGTGCCTCTAGCAAAGGGTGGAATAGGGACTAAGCCAGGAACAATCGTCGAGTATACCTTGATGGGTTTTCAACCAAACGATTACAATGGAAAACGTCGGTGTCTTCAAATAAACGAAACAACCTTTACGTTCAATTTAGATTATCATCCTCCTCCAGTATTAGTGACTGGCACTGTCCACCGGCTAATTAATCTTATAGCGACGGTGTTCAATACTTCGACGTTAGTGTATAGAAACGCCTGCTTCGAGATCAACCCATAGGAGTGAGTTATGGGACGATATGACTCACATAAAAATCCCTTCCAGTACCGGATGAATACGTGGGGTCAACGACGTATTACCGAAAATCGTGAGCAGGAAGCCAAGTCGATTCCATGCCATGTTACTAAGGTGGAAAAGGATTTTATCCACGTAGCATTTGATACTAAGAACGGTATTCAGACCCCTCCGGTCATGAAGATGACCCAGAACTTTTCAAGGTTTGGCCGGGAGCCAACGCAAGTGGGCGATCGTGGGATGGCTAATCCTGGTGACTACTATCTCGGTGGAAATACTGCATTCGCCGGTGGTGGTACGAATATGTATCCTCGCGGCAACCTATCGACGTTGTCGTTTCAGCCACTGGCTAACTTGAAAGCTCCTAAGCGTAATTATGATCAGCATCATGAAACAGGTGGACCTGAGGGTTGGAAGGTCCGAACGATGGAAAAGCAACAAGAAGGAGGTTGGGGTCAAGGAGGCGAGAGTGGTACTATAGGAGGTAATGGCGGTTCCAACGGTGGCTCAGGGCCTAGTGCCACTAACCTTGCAAGAACTCGCCATCGCCTTCAGGTGATGGCACGTACGAACTATATCCAGCCAATTAGAGCAGGGGCTAGGGCTGCGAATGGAGGTGGAAGTTCTGGTAATGGTGGTGGAAATGGTCAGAGCAGCCAACAGCAACAGGATGCTCAGAAACAGGAGCAAAGCAAGACTGAACTTAGCTTCGATAAGGACGGGAAAGTTTTGATGAAAAGTGTGGATGATGACAACTATTTTTATATTGATCAAAAGAATAGTAAAATCGAAATGCAAGGTAAGGATAAGATAATACATCAATCCGAAAAGCCAGAACATTCTGTAAGAATAGATAAAGAGCATGTTCACATCAGGTTTGAAGATAATAGAATATGGGTCGATAAAAAGGGATGCTGGTCGTCTAAGCCAATTCAAGTAAGACAGGATCCATACGACGAATGAGAACCTACGGTCGTACGCAAGACGTTCTCACTGGCAAGAAAACGTGGCACGTTGTCGTTACTGACGCCAACGGGTTCAACGATTCTGTTTACCTTACAGATCTTGCTCAGGTCTGCAAACTAAATCTTGGTGAGAGCCCATTCTTTGCAGACTGGGGAATCCCGGCCCACGAATCGGTCGTAACTCAGATATTCCCAGATCTATATATGGCACGAATCCAAACAAGATTTGCACCGTTCTTTGCCTCGTGTATCGTAACCCCTGCTCCTATAGAACAAGGAGATCGGGACAGTTTAACACTACAGGATGGGAGACCAGCGCCAAGATACAATATCAGTGTGCTGACACACTATGGAGCTAGGATCGGCATACGGGTCCGTTCTGATTATCCTATGGAGCAACCAATCTAATGGCCGTTCTCCCTCTTGTTATGACCCCACAGGGGCTTCAACCGGCATCTCCTTCAGACTTGCGTGCAACTCTGGTTTCGTTGGTCGCTGCAACAGTACCAGACTACACGGCAAATCTTCCTGGTTCATTGATTGAAGATATTGCAAGCACAGACACGTTTGCTCTAGTTGAAACAGACAGTTTTCTTGTTGACTTGGTTAACTCAGTAACGCCGTATGGTGCGAATGCCTTCTTACTCAATCAATTAGGTGTTCTCTATGGAGTAGATAAACAGCCGGTGACGAATACCTCTGTCTATGTAGTATTCACTGGACCTCCCGGCTATGTAATCGCGCAGGGATTCGTTGTTTCGGATGGAACATATCAATACGTTTGCCAGAATGGGGCAATATGTGGTATAGATGGTTCTACAGACCCTATCTATGCTCTAGCAACAATTCCTGGGGCTTGGGAAGTACTGCCGAATACTGTTGTCCAAATGGCAACATCTGTCCCAGCAGACGTTCAGTTAACTGTGACTAATCCGGTGGATGGAATCCCATCCATGTCTGGTGAACCTATCGGTGTCTTTAGAGAACGTGTCTTCACAGCAGGGTTAGCTGCGTCAACTGGGATGGCAAGGTATCTGAAGACACTGGTAGGGAATGTTCCTGGTGTTCAAAATCGCCTTGTAGCCGTTCAAACAGATGGTGATCAGTTTATCATCATAGCTGGTGGTGGTGATCCCTATAAGGTTGCCAGAGCTATTTGGGAAGCCGACTTCTATACTCTTGGGCTTTCAGGTGCCACGATCCGTATAGCCGGGATAGAAAATACTAATCCTATTCGTATTACAACAGCGAACAACCATAACCTACAAGATGGAGATTATGAGTTAATCACCAATATTGTAGGAGGAATGGGAAAGTTGAATAATGCTAGATACTATATTCAAAAGAATGGGGATAAAGTTCTATCATTATTTAAGGACCAAGCTCTTACACAGCCGGTAGATGGTACCGTGATGGGGACTTATCAGTATGGTGGTATGTTGACTCCTAACCCGATCAACCAGTATGTTTCTATAGCAGATTATCCTGACGCCTATGTTATTCCATTCGTATTACCACCACAGGAAGTTGTGGATATTGTAGTCACATGGATTACAGATTCACCAAACTTCATATCTCCAGATGCTATTGCTCAGGCAGCAGTCCCTGCAATTGTGGAATATATCAACTCTCTGCCAGCGGGTACCACTCCAATTAACCTCAATGTGTTGAATAAGGTATTTTTAGATGCTGTGTCAGATATCCTGGTTGGAGAATATGTTATTGATCTAGAGTGGCAAATATCTATTAATGGTATAGGAGCATTACCAGTAGCAGGGACTCAAGTTATCTTTGGAGATCCTTTTAGCTATTTCTACACTCAGAACGGCCAGATCAGTATTATTAGAGAATTGGCATAATGCAACGTCTTCAGGCAGGGTTCACAACTTTAGTACGCGAAGGAGGTTTCGCGGTAAAGGTTGCGGATCCAACCATTGGTATCATCGGTGGACTTGTTGTAAATCCTTTATTAGCTCGAGATCAAAATCTTGCTATCGCAGAATCATTATATGTCAACCTGTTAAATCCTCCTGCCGCCAATCTTAGCATACCAG